CTTTTTTGATGTGAATTGTATTTGTGATTGCCTTGCATTGTGGGCGTAATTTTTATTAACCCCTTTGTTGTTGTCAATCACTTGCTGTGCAGTCCTACTGTTTGGCTTTCTTGACATCTTGCTGTAACCCTTGATGTCAACCAAAGACATTTTTTTCAACACCATAGCCGTATTGGTGCTAATTCTGTGTTTCCTACATAACGTAGTAGTACACCTTTCGCCTTCATACACATCGTGTAAGAAATTTTTGTACCTGTCGATTTGTGTTATTTTTAATGGTCTCATAGTAATTTGAATTTGTTTTCTGTTAGTCATTTAGTTGCCTTCAATACATCTTGGTGTTTCTTGCTTATTACGAATTTTGATGTTACATCAGATAATGCACCACCACCGGCAATGTGTTCGATTGCTTTTTGCCACATCGGATGTTGAGGTGTCAATGTTTCTTTCACTGCTTTTACTTCATGCCCACTTGCTGAGTTAGCATCATCGTCTGCTTGATTCAAGTTGAATATAGAAGCCAGTGCATATCTTCTCGCATACGTCAAAGCACTTCCATACTGCTGAGGGTTGTTAGCATCCCTCATCCTCAATACCTGTTCAGATTGCATCCATTCGCCTGATTCAACGTGATACACCTTCGTGACTAATACGTCATCGTGTGGGTGCTGAGTAATCAGTAGCCCTAATTCTTGGCAAACTGGATTGATAGTGGTAAGTATGCTGGACAAATCCGCATAGGCACTATTGAAATGGTCATTTTTTGCCGTCTTCTTAACAGCGTTCACTTTACCTTGAAAGTCAAATAAAGCCTTTACAAGGTTGCTAGTTTCGTTACTTGTTTTCATTTTCTATTAATTTAATTCTTATTGGTTTTAGATTGTGGTAGTACATCAAGTCATTGATGACATCATGTTTCTCAGTGTCTTTGTAAAAGGTGAAGTCAGTGGTGAATGATGCACCTTCTTCATCAACCTGTCTGAACACATATTCAGAATAATAGTGTTGATAATACTGCATAATCATCGATTCTACTTCTTCCCTATCAAAAAACAAGGTGACGAAATACTGTTCGATTTCAATCTCCTCATCGTGAATCATGATACTAAGCATTTTCTACGTCCTCCAAAGCCGCTTTCAATACCAATAAGGCCTTATCACTGATGACATGGCCGTTTAAATACTTCTTAACAGTTGGTTGACTGATTCCAGTCTTTTCGCTAACACGTTTGATGATGCCGTGTCGCTTTTGAATTTTAATAATGTTTATTATTTCTTGTATTTCCATGCCACGAAGAAACAACTATTTTTTTGCAAAAACAAAAAATAATTTTCAGCAAGGAAAAAAAATTATGGTTCGCCTAAGGTGTCAGCGATGTATTTTCCAACCCTTTCAGCAAGGGTTTGTGTAGTAACTTGTTTTAATGCCGGTGCAATAAACGGCTTGGGTTGTGTGCCTTCTCTGTGTATCTTGCGAGTAATGACGTATGCCAAACTTTTTGTAGCGGCAATCCTGTCAGGCGAACGGGCTATTTCTCTTTGTAAATCAGGTTTATATTTTATCCACTCAAATATATTTCTATAAACCTTGCCATTCCCTCCCCCTTTTGTTGGTGGCCTTCCATCTTCAATGTATTTCCAATAATCCATCATGGAAATAGTCATTTTATAACCGGTATCGGTTTGTTTGAAGGAGGGTTCTATTTTTTCATACAGTTGACCAGTGGCTTTTGATTTCTTTTTCAGTAAATTGTTCTGCAACGCTTTGATAAATTCATTGCCCCAGTTTTGTATAATGCGTAAAATACCCCCATCGCTTTGAGGGTTAAACTCACTAAACTCTTTACCGATATCTTCTAAAGTCCTAGCCAAACTGCTTCAAAGCATATTGATAAAAATCTTCTAAACGATTAACCCATCCTTTACCGAAGTGCTGGAAGGATTTTAAATGACGTAAAAATTCAATGCGATGCCAGTACAATGATTCGAACACCCATTTCTCACCATGAGCCTTTATAAGGCCATTTAAGGCATTTAAAGTGTTTTTACCTGTTATGCCATCAACGGCAACTTTTAATCCCTTAGAACGCAAAAAATACTGTAGTTGACGATTAGCACCACCAACACCTGAACCCCATGCAAAATCAGCCATGAACTCAGCCACCAAATCTGATTCAATTAGTTCAGCCTTAACCCCATCCCAATAACTTTTATAAACCTGTTTCCAATCCTCTTTTGACATTTCATAGAATCTTCGAACACTTTCTTTGTCTGTGCCAAAGATTTGCTTCCATGCAGTCCAAGTTATGCCTTTGTTCGTGTGATAACCAGTACCATCGGGTACGGCATCAAAAGCGGCTGAATCTTTTTCGTGTTTCGATAGGCCACCCTCCCACTTTAGGATGTAGTCTAAATTTGCGTTATTTATGTTTCCCATTTTCTGATATAAGTTTATTGGTGTACCATTGTGCTTTGAGCAAATCTTCATGTCCATTTTTACGCTCAAAACGCCAAACATACTTAATAATGTTCCCCTTAAGATATCCTTTAAATGCTTCATGGCTCATACTGGCTTTTATTGCTTCGATGCACTCTACTTCACCACTGTAGTGAGTAGGGTTGTTTACAACGTCATCCATATATATCTAAAATCTTCGTATGGCAAATCTATATAAAAAGAATGACTCCCTTCGCAATACACCTGAGTTAATTCATAAAACTGCGATGCCCCTACCACTTTTGTCAAATCTAAAATTCCTTGTTCCACTATCTCAACTTCGTGTGCTTCTGATTGCAATCCGATTTGTTCGTATATTGGGTCAATCATGTTTTCACGGAATATGTAGTTCACCTCTATCTTCATCTTATCTTGTATGTAAATGCGTTTACTTTTACTTCTTCCTTGCCGTCTTTGATAACTCTTTGTGGGTGCATTTCTAACCATCTTCCACCTAAAGGCTTTGGGCTTGCCCCACGTTCAACGTGCCAACCTCCTTTGCCTTCATTGTACTCTTCTTTGTACGTTGCAGTACGAATCATCAGAATATCCCTTAGCCTTACTTTGTTGTTGTGTGTTAATCTTTCGACGGTGTAGGTTAACTCATGGTCTTCGTGAACATGCCCCATCCAAATAAGGTCAGCACCCTCAACAAAAGTCTGCATTCTGTTGAATTGAATTGTACCCTTGGTCACTGGTCCACCACCTCCTGAGCCGTGAAAATACTTGATATTAAAATTCACTTTGCCGTTGCTTTTCTCACGAGCAAAGTTATAAATTACCCAACCCCCATATCCACCAACCTCAATATTGGTTTCGTTGGTTGAATTAAGCCCATACACAAAGCGTTCAATCACATCTGTTTCCTGTCGCTTCAAAATGTTGGTTTCGTGGTTGCCATAACCAACTACCTTAATAAGGTGAGCATAAGGAGAAAACCACTTGACCGCATCATTCACAACGGCATCTAAATAGTTTGCCTTGTTGTGTTCTGGTCGAATGTCGTTCTTGTTCTTACGAGGATCGTAAGCCCCTTGCATTAAACAGAAGGTATCACCATTAAGCAATATGTCCGCCCCGATTTCTTTTGCTTTTTCGAGATGGCTTCTGAGTAGGTCACGGTCACACTTTGGATTATCCCAATGGGCATCACTGATGAGTAGTACCTTCTTTGGCTCGAATGTGTTTCTGATGATGTGTACATTTGTTTTCATAGTATTAAAGCCAACAATAGTATTAGACTACTGAAAGCCGATATTTTTTGATATCTATATTTAGCCTCTTTTTCGTTATTAGTGGCTACGATTAGTTCTTGAATAATGCTGTCCTGTCTATGTATGGTTTTCCCATCATTAAGTGCTAATTCTTCGTATAATGATTGTTTTTTGCGACATTCGTGCAACTCAATCAATCGCTCATTTATCTCTCTTATCGTGCTGTCGGAGAATTGAGAGGATGCTCTGTGTGGTGTTAACACTGCTAATGCTATCAGAGTAAATGTTGCGGAGCGAATCAATTTCTTTGTCAACTGCATAGATTTCTCTAATTATGACTACACGACTTGTATCATGTTGGTATGTCGCAATAACTTTCGAGGTATGGTGTGTTGATATTAAAATCCAAACCATGACCAGCAACGACGTCAGTGCGACTATCAAAGAAAGGTTCAGCCGTGCCTGTAACGATAATTTCAAAATCTCCTTCCGTGACATTTCTTTTTAAAAGGGTTACTATATCTACTATTATTCCTGCTGTATCACTTAAAACTTCTATCGTGTTAACTCCGCTTTCAAACTGCCTATCCATTACGAGCATAGCAAAATTATAAGTGACTAAACGTTGTTCTGTGTTGAATGTAAATCCATTTGGCACTAACCACACCAGTGGATAGTACTTAACTTCTTCAACTGCAAAGTCAAATTCAGCCCCGACTGCGAACTTGCCGACCTGTTTGTGGCTTTCCGCTTGTGTTTGGATTTTGTTGATGATTTGATTTAAGGTCATACGTTTTTAACTTGGCTTCGTTTTTCAGCCGCCATTTATTTTTCGTCATTTGGAAAATCGTAATTAAAAAAGCAATCGTCATCTGTACCCGGCATATAGATGCCACCGAACAAAGCAGTGTTTTTCGGCCTGATAACATCGAAACCAGTACCGGGATTCAAAAACTTTGGATATAGTGTTGGGTTTTCTTTTAGGTAATCACGCAACCTTTCCGCATAGTATTCCGCTTTATCCCTGTAACGCTGCTCAATCATAGTTAATTCGGAAGTGCTTATAGGTGTAGCATTTTCTGAATTTCTACTTGCCACTGATTTGTTCATGAATTTAAACGTCATAGGCAACATAGATTCAGTCAGTGTGTAGTATTTCAAACACGGTGCAATATAACTGTCTAAAAGGGTTGTGTTGTTAGCAGTCAATGTACCGTTGTAGGCTTGGTCTTGCAACTCATCGTATATACCTGAACCTATAACATCCCTGATGTATATTTCTTGTGCTTCCTTAATAGAAGATTTGAGCAACTTGTCATCAAGGTTGTCATTGATAGGTGTGTTGTCTTTTAGATAATTTACCGATATAAAATAAACGAAGTTTGCCATTATAATTTTCTCCTAAATAATTGTGGTTGCCAAATGTGTCGGCAATATGGTAAATGCTGTGCAGGCGATGAACCCCTAACGGTCATCCAACCTCCCCTTCTTGCCCAAACGTTATATCCAACTATACTGGATATTTCATCAATGTCTTGCCTTGTATAAACCCGATTTAGTTGTATCAACCTCACACAAAAGTTTCTTGAAGTTGGTATCAAATCACCACCACTTACCATCGGTGCTTTTTCATAGGTATATCGTGTAACTATTTCTGTTTCAACATTGCTTTCTTCCAACTGGTTTATTCCGTCAATTTCAATCGTTAAAACATCATCGGTTTTGCTTATCAAACCCATAGAAGTCATTGCCTCAATTTCTGACTGTATTTCTTCAACCGGTTTCAATATG